ATTTCATCACCCCTTATAATGAGAATCTCTCCAACGCTCAAGCGCATTGATGCGCACCTCATGTTCGGCGAGCAGCTTCCCGTGCTCATTGGAAAGCCGCGTTAAATCTTGAAGTGTCTTATTCATCTCATCAACTGTTCTCCGGAGATATTTCAAATCATCTTTGATTTCTACGCGCTCTTTAACTTTTTCGGCGTCTTCTTTCTTTGACTGACGGATAAACGATATCATAGATATTGCGTATCCGATCAATGCAAAGCTCGACATAATAATGCTCAAAACATCCATCTGATTTATACTCCCATTATTGTATTGAGTTGCAATATTGAAAAGTTCTTGTTTGTAATATCGGACGTATCGCCTGCACCGTAATAATATTCTTGTAATTTTAATTGCGATATAGAGCCATTATTATTTACTAATACAAGACGAATCACACCCTCTGTTGCCGCTACAGAAGTAGGTTGAGGTTGTAAATTTATATAAGTATGACCTTGGCCTCCTGATGGTAAAATACAGGATAAAATATATTGGTGATTAAACAAGATTAAATACATCCCATACGACTTTCCGGAAAAATTCAAAACTCCGTTTGTAGAAGTAATCCACTTTCCAGAAATAGAAGATATTTTTTGAGTGAAATTATATGTTGTAAATGTGGATGCTGTTAAATCATAAAAGTTTCCGGTTAAAGTTGAGCCCCCAATAGAATTTGTTTCAATTTTATCTACCTTTATGTTAACGCTATATCCGGATGTTTTAGACTTAAATGTGATAGTTGCAGAAGTGCCAGAAGTATCTTTCGGAACGATCACTTCTTTTGTATCCAATCCAAAAGCCATATCAGCTTCTAAAGCATGCTCTACTTTATAAGTATTTTCGCCGCTATCCAAAACAGCAAGCAGATTGGAACACGGGGTTATCAATTTAGCTGTAAGTGCATTTTTAATTGTATCTTCTGAAGCGTCAATTGTCGAAGTATCAAATCCGCAGGCCGCTGCAATACCTGCGCAGACAAGTGTAGTCATCCGAAGTGCAGCATTAAAATCTCCCGCTTTAATTTGGCCGCCTGCTGAAAATCCGTTAATAATACCGTTATAAGTATTCTGTTGCGAATTCGCTCCAGACAATGCTGCAGAGCCGAGCCATGTTTTAAAATTTGTATTTGCCATTTGAATTACCTCGTTTCTGCGTCAGTTGTTACCATACCGAGCTTTCTTTTTTGGCCGAGATTTTTCATAATATATTCATATCCTACAGCATACGGTTTGCGCTGCACGTTATAGTAATACATAATGATTGCGTATAACCGTTTAACAGGAATATTATATTGTTTTGCAAGAGCAACGAGGTTCATCCGCTTATCTTTTCCGACAACATTATCGAAATTTTTAACGAATTTCGTATAATCCTCAACAGGGTATACTTTCCATTCATATCGGATAAAATTTCGGATATCTCTTACATCTTCTGGCTTTTCGGCATTGTTCAGTTCCATCAACTGTTTTTCCGCAACCTTGTAAGCCTCACGCTGCTGCCCTTCTGTCAAAATTCGCTGCTCCTTGAGCATTTGTTCTCTCCAAGCAGAAATTTTTTCCGGGTCTTCTGGCATCGACTTTCCAATCTGGCGCTTTGCAGGGTCATATCTTTCGTTAAAGCCGTGTCTATCAGACTCTTCCCAATCAATCGTATAGTAGTTGGTAAACTCACTCTTTGTAACAACAGTCAGTTGATCTCTTGCTGCATCATAATACAAAATGATATCATCATAAACACCATACACATCCTTGTCGCCGATATCCATATGGTTTCCGAAGCGTCTTGCTCTTTCGGCATCAACAGCTCCGAAGTCCTTCGATACCATTCTTGCAATCATGGCATCAATATCTTCTTGAGAAATCTTTTTCGATTTAAGCATCGCGTTGATATCCCTCGAATATCTGACTTTTCCGGAATTGACGATCTCTTTAACAGAATCTCTGAATTGTTTTGTAAGTTTCATATTAAGTACCTCTTTATTCTTCACTACTTCCGTCATAATCCGGAATCTTTCCAGTCATCTTAATACCAGCAACGCCAAATGCTTCTTTTCCAGCCCGGATATCATCTTCTGAAGCCGGATTTTTTAACCTTGTGTTTTCAGGAAGCCGATTATCTGGAATCGGATTCGATGTAACAACAAAAATTGACGGGACAGCTTTTGTTTTCAGAAGTGTCATCAATGCCGAACCGTAAGAAGTCTGATTCCAGAACATCGCATCCGGTGTGTCAAGCATTGTTTTTGACAGGTCATATTGTTTTCCGAACTCTCCGATATTTGCGCCGGCAAGAACACCTCTTGTTGTGCCGCCACCTGCAATTTCTGCAAGTGTAGAACCGGACGGAGCCTGAGATTGCTGAGCAATCAGTGTCAGGTAATGAGCAATCGCATAACTCATTGCGAGCTCCCAATCAGAACCGAAAATCGAATAGAAAATCCGATTGTTCGCGAGCGTATAAATTTTATTGAATGCTTTTTGGCCTTCCGTTGTAGCAATATAATTTGTAAATTGCGGCATCCAGAAGGTAAAATCATCAGCAGTAAAAGCCGGATTTTTACGGTCCAGAGTAATTCCGACAATTGCCATTTATATCACCACCTTTTATTCGATCGAAGCTGAAATATTATATCCTTTGCGAAGAGCTTCCAATTTTTCAAGATGATCTTTCTCATCCTTCAGAATCTCTTCATAAATTCCTTTCTCAATTCCGTCTCCGGAATTTTGAATACCTCTTGTATACAAGTCAATGGCTTCTTTTTCAGAAGCAATCAGAGCATCAAGGTCCTTCAATGAATCACGCTGCTGAACTTTTCTCGATGTACCGGCAAGCCGTGCAGGAAGCACCACATCGAAATTGCATTCATCGCAGCACTTGCCCGTTTTGGCAACGGGCCATGGATTATTTCCATAGCCCGCGAACTCCTTGCCGCAGATGACACATTCATTCTTTTTCGAATCTTTCATCAATGCTTTTACAGAGTATTTCATTTTCTTTTACACCCTTTCTGTAGGCCAACGAGTTGTTTCAGGGAACGAGACTCTTCCTGCTGTCCAGTTCCATGTTTGCATTGCTGCATTTTCACCGTACACTTGATCCGGAATCTTTGTAATATAACAATCTTCTGCACGAGCAACAGTATCTGTTCTGGAGAATACTTCGATTTTACAACCGGGGAAATCTCCAGTTTCAAAAACCTGCGAAAGCATCTTCAGACGAATTACATCATCAGAAATTTGTCGAATCTGCATCGACACAGAGCCCGTTCTGTTAAGGCTCTTATTGTGAACCCAAGAACCTGTTGCATCGCCTTCGGTAGACCACGTATCATTATTACGGCTTACTGTAATTTCACCCGTAAATGAACCACCTGTGTTATTATCACCCGGGCCACCGATTTTCAAAACCGTCCCCCCGATATTCACACCACCTACGGTCAGGTTATCCGGGAAAGTAATTTTTACAGTATGATCTGCAAGAGAATATCTGTTAATCATTGTTCAATCCTCCATTAAAACACTTCGCCACTGATTGCGATTTTACGTACTCCCACTTGGTCTCCGTACACGATATATACTGTCGGAATCTGATGATTCTTAATATCATCTTGCGTAATCGGAGAAACATGAATTTTGTAACCGTCAATCAGGGGAGTGTCCTTTTCTGCAACAAGCTCATTGTCAATATACAAATCTTCATCCGGCCAAGCTTTTTCGGTGGAAATATAACCGTTATTTACAAACTGGGTCATGACTTTCGATGTAGCGTTCTTAACAGCAATGATTCCGCTGGAGTCAAGCTTAATTTTACTCATCAAAAGAGTCAGAAGTGTATTTGAGAGAGCTTGCTGCAATACAATCTTCATAAAAGTATTTGTAATATCAATACCTGCAGTATCATCTCCTCCAATATTACGGTAGGCTCCTGCGAGATATGCAATATAATTTATATTTGCAACCAAGCCAGTATTCGAATTAAATGAATCTTCTGTTTCAAGATTTAAATCGCCGGCAGTATCATCTTTAACAGCAGTAAAGCAATAATCTTTTATTGTACTCGGATTGGTAATATCAATTTGAGTATAATACGCTGCCATTGGTGCAGTAACAAGAGTATTGCTTACGGGACTATATACTTCTACAACTCCCTCAAGTTTTTGCTCTACGGTATCCATTACCAAAAAAATTTTTTGATTGATACCTTCTGTAATAATTGGTAATGTGTCTAAATCAGACCCGGCCGGAACTCCGACAACAACAATTTCGTTTAACGGAATTTCATACCGATCTCCTGATACCGTCCAATAATAACATTTGTTTGTACTATCATATTTAAAATCTTGCACATGATTAATATATTTGCCGTTATTGGCAAAGAAAATATTTGCCCATTTCTTAAAATTATCATTTTGTAATTTGTCAGGTCCCCACGGCTTTTCTTTTGATCCATTTCCATTAGAACCATTTGCTGAATAATAACCGACTGGAGCATGCCCTTCAGTATCGGCTTGAGGATCTACATAAATAACTGTATCGTATACAAGATTGTTCTGGCCGGTGGCTTTTCTTTTAATTTTTACGTCAACAAAGTTTTCAAGAGCGAGACTCATATTCGTATTCTCCTTTTATATATCGATTACCTTTATCGGTTGTGCAATCGATTCTGCATAACCGGGATCATTCGGGTCAGAAATCGGAACTTCAAAATTGCATGCAACATCAATTTCTATATCGCAGCGGGGCCAACGGACATTGTTAATAAATTCATTCAATGAACTGACTTGTGAAGCAGAAACAATTTTAATCCCAGCATTCTGAAGACTTTCAACAACGGGCGGAAACTTAAAAATCGATGATACTTTATATGCTACTTCATGACATTTGTTTCCGTAAATTTTTATAAAGAATCCATATGGAGCAACTGCAAACATACCATCAGTATCAGTTGTAATTCCGAATATTTCATTCTGAATTTCTTTGAATTCAAATACAATAAACGGTGTGTCAATATCTGGGGCTACTCCAATGGTATCACTTAATTCTCTCCAGACATCCGGACCATATAATGAATCTCCGTTGATAATCATACGGCCCGGAATATCTGTATATGTTAAAAGTTGACTGCGCAATGCAATCAGAGCTTGTTCGTATGTGGTAACAGGTAATACACTCATACAATCACCTGTCCTTCCAAATATTTCAGGTACATCTGGAAATCTTTATAATTCACAAGATTTACCATCTGTAATGTGGCGCTCCGAACACCATATTCATCATAATCGCGGACTTCCGATACTCTGAGGTATCGTTCTTTGTACTTGATAAAATCGCCAATTGATATGCGATACAGGCTCTTACAATAGAACCTGTATTGCATATCTTCTGTGTTCAAATCAACGTTCTGGCGTAAAGATGTACCGTGACTCTGTAATGACCCGCGAATAATCTGATGATCGTATGTGTATGACCGCTTCCCAAGCTCGTTCACATCTGTACCTTTTACTGGGTACCAATCAAAATTGAAGGCAAACTGTTCAATCGCGTCATAGAAAAACGTCGGGTCAATTACATGGTTTTGGTACATTTATAACACCTCTTTCAGACCCGCAAATCCCAAGCCTTTTCCAATTCGCGGATTTTCTTATGCAGCTTTCTTGCTTCGTCGATGAGCTTGTTTCTGCGCAGCTCCTTCTCAAGAGCACCGTACTTATACGCAATCGCATGCCGGGCATCATCCTTAGACCAGCCGGCATTAACAAGAGCATTTGTGCCTTGTTTAATAAGTTCATCGATTTCGTCAATCACTTCATCAAGCTCAGACATAATCGGGTCCGGACCCGATGCTTTGTGACGAGCTTCACGCCCGATTCTTTCAGTGGAGTAAGAAGATTTAATTACTCCATAATCGGTCGGATCATAATACGGGACATCTTTGATTTCGATATCCTTATTCCGATATACCTCTTCGACAACATCTTCTGTATCGGCATTCAAAATAAGAGCCTTAGCAACCGGTTCTCCAACTCGTTTTGCATACTGCAGCAATTTTTGCAGTTCTTCGCGAGCTTGCTTAATATTGGAAAACCGCTTTTCTTTTGCAGGAATATCTACATACTCAATATATCCGATAACTTCCGGATCATTCATATCTCCGGCAGCATCCTTAATTTTAATATCCTCATCGGTGTCGCTCGACAAAACAATTTCATCGGTCATGCTATCGAACACAAGAGCAACAGCGACTTCATTGCCATCCTTCTTGCCGACTTCAATTCTGTGGCGAATATCTCTAACAGCGGCAGTCAGGTCTTCCACGTACTTAATTGTAACTTCACCGTTAGCATAGGTGATCTTTACACGATAAGGAGGAATCTCGTAAGCATCCGTCGCTGTTTCAGAATCTGTAGTACGAAGATCATAATCGCCGCCATCTGCAAGAATTTCTCCTGTATGCAAGTCCATAACATACCATCCGTCAACGGGACCGTGTTTCTTTTCAAGTTTTCCGATATTTTTAATAATATCATTTACAGCGGCTGCTGTACTGGGGTACTGATTTTCAACAGCGTCGCCGTTTTTGAATTTAACATGGCCAGCAACAGCTTGAGTTTTTTGCTCTTTGGAAACTCCGACGTTCCATGCATTCGCAATGTTATCGACGTAATTGCGATATACATCGACATCAAAGCCTCCATCGACTTTATCAAACTGATCAAGGGCGTCTCTGTACTGCTTGATAATTTTATCAAGGATTTCCTGACGATAAATTTTCGGATAATTCTTCATGTGAGCGTCAGTATAGTCCGCCATAATATCTCTGGTAAGGTATTCCCACTCACGCTTCAGAATTTTATCGTCGCTGTTTTTAATACCTTCCTTAATTTTTGTAATCATGAAGGAGACTCTTGTATTCGGGTCTCTTTCAAGGCTAACCGCATCTTGGCACTTCATAACGGCCTTTTTCGCAAGGGCAATCAGCTCTTCCTTGCTCTTACCGGCCGAATCCGCAATTTTTACGGAATATCCGTTTTTAAATTTAATAATCATATCATTCTCCCTTTATGACAATGGAGGCTAACATCGGCTAAATTTAATCCAACAGTGTAGATTACAAATGGCCTGATATTAGCCTCCAAAATTATGTTATAATATCTTAGTCAGTGAAATCCCAGTAGGTCACAACGCCGAGCGAAGCGCTATCGGTGTTATACGGCATCTGAATTTCAGAAACCTGACCGACGAAAGCAGAGGTGTACGACATCTTCTCAATGTTCGGAAGAGTGATGTAGTGCTGAATCGGATAGGGAATATCGATTCTGACGAACTGTTTTGCCTTCTTATATGCAACGATACGACCCTTGCCAGCAGTACCAAGGCCGTTCAGAGCCGGACGTCCTTCAATTCTCAGCTTCAGATCACCAGCCTGCGCAGCGCCAAGGTTATGGTCGAGCAGGTACTGATACAGAGAGCTTGTATAGAGGGAAGAGAATCTGGATACGAGATCAGTCATAACGAACGTAGGAACAAGGATGGTATCCGGGAGAATTGCAGTGTTCATGTTGGACTCAGAGAGGTATCTCTCAAAGATTCCATTGAAGAACGCCACAACTGCAGCATCGGACAGACCAGCAAAGCCCTGGCCGGTAGTACCAGTGTTGCTGACGGTAGCTGTCATAACGTTGTCGCTGTTGAACAGACCCTTGCCCTCGCCGATACCGGTGTAAGCGCAATCCTGAACGAACAGGTCCCAACCAGCAACGATAGCGTTGTTGTAGATATCTTGGATAGACTTCTGAAGTGTCAGCTTCTTCATCTTCTCAAGCTCGATGAACCGCAGGTCATAAGCGACTTCGTAGGTGTAAACCTTCACGCGCATCTGGTTCAGACCAGCATTCACACGAGGAATGTAGTTCGCACCATTACCGACAACGTTTCTGTACTGGTTCATAATACCAGCCCAGTCAACGCTGTAGTACTCAACGAAATCTACGAAACCGCCGCCGGTCTCAAAGGGCACGTCCTTCTGCCATGTAACGAAATACAGCGGCTCATAGAGCTCCTTATGAAGCTTGGCAAGAGTCGTAGTAAGGAATGCAAAATTGGAATCGTGAACCTTCGCATCGGTTACGAATGCACGTGCGGTTCTGGGACCGCACATATCCCGAATGGACAGTGTCGTACCTCTCTTGGAGGCGTCAATGCCCTCGGCAAAAAATTTCTCACCAAAAGATGTATTCTGCTTAAACATTATCTTTTATCCTCCTTGATTACAGGTTATATGCGATTTCGGCCAGACGAACACCGTTGACAACCTCAGTAGCACCGGTGAAGAATGCGCCGGGAATAGTGGTTGCAGAAGATGTTCCGGCGGTAGTCAGAGCACCACCAGCCAGCATTGCAACAGCCTTACCGTTGGCAATGTTCTCAACGGTTGCACCGGAATCAAGAGGAACAGCGATGAAGCCCTTGATCATAAGATTGAATGCATCGCCTGCGACATATGTCTGATTTTGTGTCGAAGCCGGATAAGTATTCGGAACCTTCACATTTGTTGCCAGAACAAAACCGCAAACAGTATTGGAAGCAGCTGTTACTGCAACATACCGGCCAGCGGTAGAACCGTAAGTAACCGGAGCGCCAGCCTTCACTTCGGTCTCGCCTTCCAGAACAGCGGGAGCAACATCATACTTATCGCTGATTGTCGGATACCCCTGCATAAGTTCTTGGATTTTGTTTTTGATAATCAAGCTCATAATTTAATTACCTCCATTATATCTTTTTGCCCATGCAAGAGCAACTTCGTTATCTTTCTCGATTTCTGTTTCTACAGAATCGGAAACCTTGCGCCGCTCGGTTGCGCCGAAAGACTTCTTGGAATCATGGAACTTTTCAACAGTTTCAGTCTCTTCTTCCTCTTCGACTTCAATGTCATCGGGGCAGTCATCCTCAACTGTTTCAGTCTTCTCTTCCTCTTCAACTTCGGTCTCGGATTCAAGCTCGTCGCCTGCAAAATCTGTGTCATGCTCTTTCTCTTCAATCTCAAGCAGCTGCAGCAGATCATCCATATGAGGAATCAGTTTCTTCAGCTTCTTGATTTCAGCAGCAGTAAGTTCAGACTCAGTTTCGTCCTTAACCTCTGTTTCAGTATCTGCACATTCGTCAGACACCCGGAAGATGCGACCTTTATTGTCCTTTACTTTGAGTTTCATATTAAAGGTACCTCCCTTTTCTATCATACTTTAATTATACCATGGTTTTCCGGTAAACATAGTAAATTTTCAAACTTTTTTGAAAATTTTGCACGAAATATAATTTTTTAAGAGCGAAAGATCAATCGGAAAGTCAATTAAGCCTTTCTGATTTGTTTTATCAGCAAGAAACGTCATTTCTTTTATCTGAGAAGAGATATAACTTTGAATAAAACCGTTGATAAACAATTCAAAACTGTTCATTTCAGTTTCAATATTTGTTTCTGTCCAATGTCTTTCAAAAACTCCATCCCAGATTTTTTCAAGGCGTTCTGTAAATTGAGTTTCAATCCAGTAGAACAAGTATTGTAACATATGGGTTCCGGGAAAAGAAATTGTTCCGTATTCTGACATATACACAATATCTTCTACAGGAATCTGGTATTCCGTTTTTGAGCCGTCTCCGTGTAATACACCGACCCGAATATATTCTCCGTCCTTGAACAGACCCAGCTCAATTTCATATTGTTCTAAAGTTTTTATCAAATTGAGCTGTGTGTCCCAGTCTTCGAAAAGATTACTCATCACGAGCTTCTTTCATAAATTCTTTCAGATGGCTCAGGAGGCTGTTCTTTGTTTTACGGAATCCCAGTCTGGAATGTTCATCATCCGGAGCTTCTTCCTCTTCAACGCCTGCCTTTTTACGAGCAAGCTCTTTCCGGAGCTCCTTCTTAAAGTAGGGAGAATATTCTCTGTCCCGAATTGCGCGGTCACGAAGCATCGACTCTGTTCGCTCCAGTTGATCATCGATATATTCCAGAGCGGCGTCGTATGTTTCAAACTGAACCGGAGAACCGTCAAACGTCACTTCGAAATATTCACCGACTTTATCAATGTCATATCCGCGATATGTGTCGTATGTCGCATCCTCAGAATCTTGCGGACGGAATTTAATAACAATATCACCATTGTTGATATCGTAAACCAAATCTTCAATATCCGCAATTTCTGTCTGACCCTTCGGATTTTTAATTTTGACTTTTCCAGCTTTCGGAGTTTCTTTTACAGTAAATGTCTGGGCATTGTTTCCAGAATATGCAAACTCAAGCCCTGCAACAATATCTGCTTTTGTTACCTTAACAGAATCGGAATCAAGGAAATAAGCATTGACTTCAGTTGTCTCATATGTTCTCGGGTCCGCATAAATGGACAGCCGGAAGCTGTTATCATACCCATCAACAGAGAAGGTATAATCCTTACGCATCATACCGTCACCCATCTTATTCCACCCATTGATTTTTTCGCGGGTGAACTTGAGCGGCTCGCCGTCTACATAAAACTGTTCTCCGATTTCTTTGATAAACTTATACGCGTCATAATCGGGGTCTTTTACAAAGGTAGACTTCTTCGAAAACTCTTCTTGAATTTTCCGTTTCAATCTTGCCGGAAGTTTTGGCATATCATCATCTCCTTTTGCATCGGTCATTCTTGTTGTTCCAAAATATTTAGTTGCAGCAGCAATCAAAGCATCTGCTACTTTTGAATATTTTTGCAATCTGCGCAAGTCATACGTATCGATTTTATCGCCGATCAGACTGGTTGAAAAACTTTCGAAATTTTTCGCGCCGTATTTCTTTTCAAGTTCCCGTTGTTTTGTATCATGAGTACCGGAATGGAAAATCAAAACGTATGTGTTTATTCCGACTTTATACAAGCCCTCTTCAAATGAGAGATTTGACCGGGCAGGAATATCTGTATCTGACTGGAAAATCAAGCCTTTTATATAGCTTACTTTTTCCGCAGAGTCAACAATCCTTGCAATGCCTGCACGACCCTGTTCACAGAGTGCAACATGATTTCCGCGGATATTGGTCTGCCGAGGCTCCTTATCATTTGAAATATCGCAGTTGTAACCGCATGACAAATCGGTACGGATTCCGTTTTCGATGTCGTTGATGCAGTCAGAGTCTGTAATAACAAGATTTGCAAGCATAACATCTTCGCCATCAACTTTGCCTTGATGCACGTCTCTGACAAATCCGACCGCATAATCCTTGTAATTTACAGGCGTGACATCTTCATCAGGATGTTCACAAGTGATCGGCTTGTTTTCAAAAGAGGCAAGAGCTTCTTGCGAAAACACATCTTTTGCGTCTCTCATTACTCTGACGACTTCATCCGGACCATCCCAGTCCGGATAAATCTCTTTTTTATGGTACTCCTGATAACCGGTCCGCGCGATGATTGCATCTCTGCAAATCAGATATCCCTCTGGTGTTTTGCTCTTATGAGGACTTAATTTTTCTCTGATAAGAACCTTCATTCAAATCACCTCTTAAATTTCTCCGGAAGATATTCCATCAAAATCTGTTCTTGTTTTGTAGAGCCGTCCGGAAGTTTTACAGGGGTATTGTCGAACATCCATTCAACAGCTTCTGCAAAACTGGTAAGTCCAGTTTTCAGTCTCTTTCTGCTGAAAACATCTTTTCCGCCACGGAAGACTGCCCATGTTCCATCATCATTTTTCTTAATAAGATGGCTATCATAATTGAGCATCTTAAGGTCCGGATCAGCTTTTACAGCAGGCTGAGCTTCTTCTTCATCCTCATCTTCTTCCTCTTCGACCGACTCAATTTCAAAACCGTCCGGTTTTTCCTCTTCGAGTTCCTCTTTTACAATTGTTTTCTTATGCTGCTCCGTGCGTCCCTCATCAATGTTTTTCTTTGCTTCCTCAATACTCTTAAACTCTGTTCCGACAAGATTGAATGTTCCCCTCGTATAAACATCAAACATTCCATCTTCTCTTGTAAGAATCAGATATCCGTTATATTTAATAGGAAGCTTTGCGGTCAATACGCCCGCAGATGAAGCATTGTTATCCGAATTTACCCAAAGTGCATCGTCAATTTCAATTTCTTCGGAATCCTCAAAATCGGAAACAAGTTCCGGAATTTCAAGGTCATTCATGCGGCAGATAAATGCAAGATCGTCAGCAAGCTCATCGGAAGAAAGCCACTGAGCAATTTCATCAAGAACATCCTCATAATCGGAAAGTTCCACAAGCTCGTCAATATCTTCAGTCTCTTCATCCCAATCTGTTGCAATGTCTTTAACAGCTCTTTTGACTTCATCTTCACCCATTGCAAATTCCATGCTGAGAAGAAGTTTTTTGGAACCCATTATCTCTTTAACAGATTCATACGCATCCCATGCTTTATCGGAAGGAATTGTCCAACCGTAATCATCACAAACCGCCAGTTTATTCTGGTCGGTATCATCTGTCTTTGCATCAAAAACAGCAATTCTGAAATTGGTCGTATTTTTCTTGGCATATGCTTCTGCGTCAGCCTCGGACTTGAATGTCTTAATCATAGGGTCATCTTCTTCGGACCATGTTTTTCCGCCAACCGTTAGATAAAGATTTTTCTTTGGATGCATAACAACATACTTGGAATCTGCCTTTGCATCACCCATCATACGTTTCCGACCCTTTTCGCGGGCTTTCTTCTTATACTCACCCTCAGAGATGTCCTCTTCCATCAAATCAACGACCTCTTCAATCTCGTCCTTCGGTTCAATCACGCGTGTCTCGTACTTCTTCATAATGTCGTTCCACATCTCGTAACGGGCGCCGAACATGTTGTCATCGGTCTTAAGAATCGTGCCGTGACCGTCTGCTCTCACCCATGTTTCGACCGTGTCAAACTTGTTTTCGGTAACACGATGGATAAATGGAACACCGTTAATCTTCACCTTTTTCTCGGTAAGAGCATCTTTTATCTTTTTTGTAATCATCTTTTATCCTCCTCATACAATCTCATAATTGTATCTTCATTATCAAGTGCGATATATTCTGCATCTTCTGCAAAATCATCAAAATTCTTTTTGAACTGGAGCTCCGTATAAGGCTTGTACCCGAGTTTTTCAGTCAGATCGTCTGTCAGCATGATCTCATCGTTCTCTGTTTTGACAGCCCTCTGATTATAGGCTTTGCGATACTCATCCATCGCCTCTTCTCGTGTTACATCGCGACCATCCGGAAGTCTGAAGCCATCGTCCATGAGTTCGCCTGAAATATCAGACCGTACCTCAATATCCGTAATTTCAGAATACGGCTCGTCAACCTCATGTCCCCAATACTCACTCTTGTTGACACCCTTGACTTCTTTTACAGTAATGGAGTCATCAAATTTCTCCTCTGTAAAAGGACGTTCATCCTCCGGAACAACAGCGGCCTCGCGCTTCTTCCGTTCATCCGTTTTCTTAAATTCAACAGTTATGGAGAAGTCATACTCATCCTCTGAACGTTCATTCATTGTGATCGGTCCAGATTGGACGACTGTCACTCCCTTCGGAGAATCGGGGAATGTGTTGAACGCATTCAGAGCTTTTTGTACTCTCAGGCGAGCTTTCAGGCTGGTAATATGTGTTTCAACAATCACGCAATCCATCCTGTATTTATCGCCTCCGAGCGACGCATCATCATATACATCGATATCGTAATCTGCAAGAAAATCTGCCAATACGGCAACGAGATTATCCATACAAATAATCCCTCCTTTCCTATTATATACTTATTATACCATGGCTTTCCATAAAAATATAGTTAAATCGTTAAATTATTTGAAATTGTCAAATTATCTCCATATACACTTGTAATAGAGCATGTATATGAATACTCGTGCCCGTTGACTTTTGATGTATAAGAGTCAAGAGACACAACTCCGGGATGAGATGTAATAATATCTGCAATAACAAGGTCGAACACATTTGTGCCACTCTGTTTTTCAGTAAGTGGTAGACCATAATTAACTTGATACCACAATTCTCCCTTGATGACAGAGAGACGCTGTGTCAAGGAATCCGCAACGGCTGCAGATTCCTTTGAATAATTTGCTTCAACAGGAAGAGTGGTCAATGTACAGACTCCTACTTCTGTACCGTCTAAGAAAAGTCTTCCGTTAATAGAGTTTGTCATTGATACACCGTAAGTTGCATCTCCAATTGTAATTTTATACCCTTTTGGCAAGCCTTCAACGTACCCCGTATTTGTTTCACCTATTTTATAATAGGTATGCGTCGGAGTCTCCATATCTTTACGGAACCAGATAATATGATTATTTTTAGACAATGCTCTGCAAATCATTTATTCATCCTCCTATTTATCCGAACAAAGCATAAGGAATGGAGCCTTGCTTGAAATATGTTGATTGACCAAATATTCCCGTTTCAAACACGGCCGAAACAAAATATTCATATTCAATGCCAACGCTTTCAATTGTCAGATATCCGTTTAAAAACAGATTTGTTATGTTATCTGTCAGTACAGATTCATTTCCGGTCAATGCAATTTTACAGGAAGCCGGGTTTTCTCCATCCATATATATGATTCCAAGCTCTGTCAAAAATGAAGGCTTTACAATATATTGTAAATAGTTTCTTATTTCTTCCGGATAGTTTTGCTGTTGATAGGATGACAGATTCAAAAGAGATGTTCCGTAATACGCTTCACGCAGCGCCTCTCTTGTTCCGTCAAAAATATATTTCCGAATCGCTGCCTCAATATAAATCAGAAGCTCACGGTTGGTTAAAGTAATTTGAGTGCTGCCTGGATTTTCAACCAAAGTTCCGTCTTTATAGTATTCTTTTATGATCAGCTGTCTGGAAATACCGTAAATTTTTGCAACGGTATCGAGAAAATTCTCAGTTGAAGCCGTATTATCAGTAAATGTCCAATCAATCTTAGAGAGGTCAACTTGAAATGCAGCGCGAACATTGGCTTGATTACCCGTATAATATGTTGTGAATGCAGTAGGCCCCGTAGTTACACTTATAAATACACCGGGGAGCGATGCTGTTTCTAAACCGTCTGCAGACCGGAACCAAATGCGATCAGTTCCTTCTATGGGATTACTACCGATAAGTGCATTATGTACGTTTACAGGAGTCAGCACTGTATTTCGCGCAGTCATATTTTCTGTTGCGCCAAGATATTCAATAATATCACCTATTGATGCAGCATACACATTTCTTGTAATTGACGCTCCAAATGTATCATTGACAAGACCAAAATATTCTTGACCCGATATTGTTGCATATTTCTTTTTGACATTGAGCGTATCATTATCAGTATATACCCAAGAATCTTGTGTAAAAGTTTTTGGTACAATTGCATTTTTAAGAGTATTGCTGAGTGAATTATACCACGTGTCATTCAAAAAAGTATCAAGATTAGAATTTTCATATATATTCGTAGCTTGCGACACACTTTGTGGGCCAAAACGTATGAATTTTGCGACACTTGTCATACTTATAACTTCTGCGACAGTACCGTTCAATTTTAAGATGCGGTACTCTTGTCCCTCTATTTCAATCAGTCCGCCTTTTGAAAGTTTCCCTGGAACACTGTCTGCATCGATATTATTCTTTGTCAGGTAATTGTCCAAAGAATTTTTATAATAGAAGATATCCAACAGGTCTGTAATTTTCTCGCAGCAGTCCACGACATTTTCCAAGACTCCGGTCCACATATCACATCTTTCCGGAATTCCGGGTGAGCCTTTCAGAAAAAGGCTCATCGAATTCCGATAAAAAGTCGGGTCCTGCAATTCTTTACGAAGTAACATTTATATCACCTCTTCATTATGTAGTAGAACCGAGAGTAATAGTACAACTATAGGTAGTTCCGCTTGTAGAATCTTCAATTTTAATATTTTCCGGAGCATAATAAAATCGATACAATTTAGAAGCCGGCGGCATGCTGTCTACTGTAATAGTATTTATTTCATATGTTGGCAGGCCATATTTTCCAGTTCTGAAGTCTGCATTTTCAATAATCTGTCTTAAAATATTTTCATTAAACGGCTCACTGATTGTAATATTATTCATATAATTCATTATGGCCATACGAATCGCATCTTTTTGAGCGTCTGTTGATGTTTTAACTCCATTTTGATAAGTCATAGAAATATGAATGGTAGCAGTAAAGAAATTGACAGATTTCCATGCAACAATGTTGCTCATTGCCTCTGTAACCGGAATGGTATATGTCTTTTTTGTTCCAGAAAGCGGATTATTCGGAGCCCAAGTAGAAATACCGGGTGTTATCGCATTATAAATCGTTTCGGCGATGGTAGAATCTGGAACAGCAATGCCCTTTTGTGAACATGTAACGACATAAACAGAATGTGCCGGGATTCCACTACCGGCTGTATCTCCGGCATCAAACACCCCTAATTGTTCTGCATTTGTATTATTGGAATAGACCCACGCGTCGATAATCCCGGGAATGTTCAACAGGTTTGCAACAAGAGTATCAAGAACAGTTCTACCGGATTGTCCAAGAGAACGCATACGCCGCGCCCGAAGGGAGGCATCACTTTCTTCATCCTGACCGACGACAGCATTATCATTCTGGAAGACCTGAAGATCAGTTGCCGTTATTGTTGCATAAATCTCGCCACCGCGACTGAGCGGCGCCGTATTCATAATCCTGTTATAGTCAGTCTGTGTTGCAAATGTATCGGTCAGATTTGCCCCGATAGCAGAAATTGGACCAAGCTCTGTGCATGTAACAGTAATCGGAACAAGCGTATAATTATCACCATTCTTCGCGGGGAAAGTGACTTTATATTGTCCGTTCAAATCAACAGGATTCATCCACTGCCATCTATTTCCGTTTTTATCCATCAGAATCAGATATGCCAGCGTTTTAGCTGCATTTCCCGAGTTTGCGATATAAACAGTTGCGGTTGAATATGTCGGACTTTTACGGAAGGTGCCGGAGAGGCTTGCGAGGATATCGAGATATTTGCCGCTTGCAGAAGCCGGGGACATATTATCGGAGAGAGATTCGATTGTACGGTAAATATTATTCAGAATCAAAGACTCCATCATGACATATTGCCCGTCTGCTGAAGCACTTGATACGTCAATATCATAACCGTAAATCTCACGCATTTTCTTTACATAGGCATCTTTGATTTGTGGGAAAAGGGCCGCAGTAAAACCGTTTTCATCAACTTGTGCAAGCTGTGTCACATCATATTGGTTATTTGACAGCGCCATAAAAATATCTCCTTTACAATTCAATTACAACACCGAAATTTTTCGAGTGTATATTCAGATTTGTTGTTTTCATGCTTTGGTCCGTACCGGTTTCAATCACTGTACGAAAGTCTCTGTCTGTAAATATCACAAGTACGAGCTTTCCAACAGCCATTGTAATATTCGAAAAGAAATATCCTCCGATATAATTTGTTCCGTCAGCGTCCCATTGCGGCACCGGCATCAGATTTACAATACCGTATCCGTCTGCAAATTCGCGAGTCACCTCTTTTACATAGGCGAGTGTGGCGATTGATATATCTTCTGAGAATTTTGTTTTTGCATTATTGAACAGGTTAAGAATAGCATTTACTTTACCCGTTCGTTGTTGCATTTCATTAAAAGGTGCATCACTCATAAGGCGCCTCCTGTAAGTCCGGTATACAAATTTACCGGTATTGCGTTCACATTAAACAAAAATGTGTTCCCACGATTTTCAAAGGTGTACTCAATTCTACGGATAATATACTCTCCATCAGGATTCAACCAGTTCTGATTGAATGTGTTATACGCGCCTTCTGTTGTTGTCATACCGTTTGAAGTGTCAATCAGTCTGTTTGGCACAACAATAATATCACCCGGAATCAGATTAAACACGGGGAAGAGTTTTATCTGAAGCCCGTTATTTGAAGTAACAGTCGGGTTCCCGTCTGCAATATAAATAAACTTTTCAAGAATGGGTATTACACGGCTTTGGCTGATATCTGAAATACTGATGACGTTTCCGTTATAAGAGCTATCCGAATTCACCACAAGTCCGTACAGGTTATCGGAATGTGCCGCAAGTGACTGATCAATGATGTTTGTTGCCTGCCCAAAGCTCGTGAGGGTATTTGTCGCAACCATCCGGCGAAGCCGGTTATCGAGCATGACTTTATCGGCGGACAGTCCTTCTTGCATAAACATCCAGTGAATCATATCCGACACATTGCATCCGGAGCGCATTGAAAAATTGATACGGTTCTGACTCCATGACGCAACGAGCTCTGATGCATATGTGATATAGAGTTCATAGTCGCGTCTTGAACGTATCTTTTGTTGAATCCAGCTGACTTCTCCTTTTGCAACACAAAACAAATCATCGTTATCCTGATATCCGACTTCAATTTTCACGCGATAGAGCTTCAGTGCCATTATCAAAGCAATTGAGTCATATGTAATATTTGAAATCTGTATTACACCGTTATCCTGTGTCAAACCAAGATTTTTTATGCCCGTTACACGAATGTTAAAATTGTCATCGGGATTATCTCCGATAACAAGTCGAACACCACCTTGTGCTTTCACGTCTTTCAGACCCGGATATTTCCGCATCAGCCACGGGAGAAATTCTTCATCCTGTTCAGCGAGTTGATTGATCACATTTTCTTTTGATTCAAAGGTGATTCGTAACCGTCTCATCCAGAGGTGCCGCTGAACCGCGGCACCGCCAGAATCAATCGCTTCTTTATAAACACTCATGCTGTATACCCCTGATTCGAAAGAGTATCGGTAATTGTCGTTGTCAATTTATCCATTGCATCCCGAATACTTCCTTTTACAACAACAACGTAATAATTCGAAAGTTGCGCTTTGGCGTCTGCAACAGTATTATATCCCACTTGTTTTGCGAGTGACGGGTCAATAAACGGATTGAACAAGAACATGTAATATTGTCGCGATGTGTCTTTATACATTGTGTTTACGGATTCATTCATATCATATAGCGAGCTTTCAACGCACCAGCTCCCAAATATCGGCGAAACAGGTGTTGCGCTGTCTCCGTATCCGCGCAGAATCTGCATCGAGAAAGGTTTATCTGAATCGCCCGTTGGGTTGATACGCAGTGTCAGTGCATCAGCACCGACCCGAATCGGCACATCTCCCGGAGAATCTGGCATCACATAGAACGTCAAATTCTGCATCTCGGTATCAATCGCAGCCTGAATGTCTTCGAGTAACATTCTCAGTCTACCGATGTCCGGCTCATTCACAATGGCGTTATCGAGCGCCACGCCGGTCGGTTCAAATGTATCCGGATTCACATACTGCTCATAATCGCGAATTAAAGTAAATCCTTCTTTAAGTCTCTTGTGTTTCTGATAAGTTGTCACTCCGGCATATATTCCGAAGCCAATCATGATTATTGCTGCAATGGCAGCACCAACAGCCAATCCGACAGGACCTCCTGCCGAACTTGCTGTTACGGTGGTTCCGGCTGCTGTTGCAGCGGCAGAAAGCGTAACGGCAGAACCTACGATTGACGCAACAACACTCCCGACGATAATACCGCCAACAGCACCGAGACCGAGCCCGATAAGGGCGTTTTTCAAAATGGTCGTAAAAGCATCCCACGCAAGTCCCAACTGATCAACCTTTGCACTCTTTAACACAAAAGCAGAACCATCTGCGACGTGAATATATCCGGCGTCAAAAAGTGCCTGTAACACTGTTTGGTAAAGGCTTCCGGTCTCATTCACAATTGTGCCGAGCGACTTTGTCGCAGGCAGCGATGTCGAGGGATAATTGCTGTAATACTCAAATTGTTCAAAGTCTCCGACCTGAGCGATTGTAATTATTTCTGTAAACGTAAAGTCATACGTCATGGAGTTATACGCTTCACGCCATGTAATCCCGGTCAAGGCCATGTTGTCGCGCACCTTAAACCGTGTGTTATTATCACCGGCTTTTCCAGAGCACATCATAACAGTACAGAGAATGCCTTTCGCCTGAATGTATTCGAACACCTTTTGAATGGCCTCAAGGCGGTTTGACGACGAGAGGTCTTTCAACTCTCCTGCGTCCTCTTCGAACCATTTCTCCCAGCTCTTGTTTCCGCCTTCCAATTCTCCGATAATATTATCTTTCGTATAGAGATTGTTTTTCTCGTAGCTGTTCCGTCCGGCCAGCGAGAAGCTGCCGGACAGGTTCAGCGTCCGAGCATTACGGTACATGTGATCGGAGACGGTGTCACCCTTTTCAACAGGATACTGAGCGACGGTCGCATTACTGTTAAGCGACTTACTCATACATGTGTCGAGGTCAAAATAACAAAGTCGTCCGTTGAGTTTCGCACCGATGACGGTGCGGTATTCTTCTGCCATATATCCGTCCTTTCTACGAGAGCGCGACCGCTGCGCTGCGTATTGTCTCGTTGAGCTTCTCGTTGAGGAATTCTTCCATCTGAGGTTGATTGAACACACCGTTCACATTGTTTGTTGAAGTAATCTTAATCGTGCGGGAATTGTTATTGGATACGCTGTTGGCAGCAATACTGTCGGAAAGTCCCGCAGAGGTGAAGCCGTAAGAATTGCTACTGTAATCAATTCCGAACAATGTGAAGATTTTTGCCAGTACCTGCATAAGCCCCTTGAGAACTGTTAAGGTGCCTTTCGCGACGGTCATAATCACATCTTTGTTCTCACCCATCCATTGCAGGAAATCAACGGACAGCTCTTGTTTAAACAGTTTGAAATCAAGTTGCATTTCCTGAATATCTTCGAGCACACCGCTTGATTCGAGTTTGGAATACCACTCTTCCTGCTTCTGCATGTACTGCCGGAACGCTGCCGCTTGTCGAGCGGTCATGTAAAACAGGTCCTCGTCAGTGCGTACTCCGAACATCTCACTCGCTTGTGAGAAGGCGTAAGCCTGTCGACCAGTCATACCGTATTTTAATTGTGTGTTACGAGCAGTAGAATTTACGACAAGTGAATTCGCAGAATATGTCGCCATTCCGGTATACATATCTGTAATCTTTGAAACATCGTTTAGGACGTCGCGAAACATTCCCTTAATCGATATTGAGCTCCCGAGAATCGACTGGAAGGTGTCTTTGATTCCGTTCCCGATTGTTTTGAGACCTTTCCACACTGCCGATACTGCAGCGGCTCCTGCAAGGTTTCTGGCAGCCTTTCCGCCGGCAGCTTTTGCTGCGGAGGCTTTTGCTGCGGCGTCAGCACGCACTTCTTCTGTTTCACCCTTAACAGAAAGTGTTGTCATCTCATCTTCAATATCCCGCTGGCGCTCAAGCTCGCGACGCCATTTTGTTACCGGGGAAACATACTCGTTGAAAAACCCTTTAACACTCGGGCGCATCCAAAGGTCCTGTCTCCTGCGTGTCTGCGAAATCACCGCTCGTTTTTCCTGCAGCTTCTGAGCCTGCTCGCGAGCGATTCTCTTACGCTCAATTTTATCCTCTTCAGCAGCAATCTTCTTATAAACTTTTTCCTGTTCTTTCAGTCCGTCAAGAAGCTCTTCTTGCTGTTTCTTCCGTGCCTCAGCATTTGTTTTAACAGCACCGTAACACCGTTCAGCAATCTTTGTCTGACGCACAAGCTCGTCTTCTGTCAGCTTAATCGCCGTCCGAATGTCCGTAAGGTTTTTATAACCGTCCACGTCAATGACGACTTTGAGCTTCTTATTCACCTGATTCGGCACCGGGTTTCACCTCCCTTATGAAGATACCGAGAAAAGCCGCTACTACGGCAAATTCTCGGTTTCTCCTCAATGTTTGTTTTCCAGTAACACATGCTTGTTGTAGTTGGTCGTCATCGCGATATCATACAGGTCCAACACTTCCCATATTGTGTACACATGACAAAGCTCGTAATATGTTGCGAGTTTGTTTGTCACGATAACATAGACAACATGGTGGACGTCCGCATGATGCAGCTGAACGTCACTGTCCGCAGAACAGATCAGGTTGTGCTCGTCGATTCTGCGGATTCTGTAAAAACCTGTACGATGACGTTTTCCAAATACCACTGAACAAGCTCGTTCAGAGCTTTGTAATTCCGCTCAATATTGAACGGCATATACACCTCGTGCGAGGGTTGTTTTACCGGGAACCATTTCCCGTTCACCTCGCACTCCAGATGCTCCAGCGAGAACTGAATCATCTGCTTTGTTTTTCCGAACTCGTCAAAGTCAACCTGCGAGGCAATCGCGAGCAGGTCGACTGGTGACACACTCGCCTCCCGGAAGGTGACTCCGGGAAGCGACTCAATATTGAACTCTCTCATTGCTCAATCAAATCCCCAGCGTCAGTTGTCGCCTCGGGCTTTTTACGAGCGGGCTTCTTCACCCCGACGATTGAGTCTGTGCGCGCGGCTTCGCTGCGCGCCTCGTAATCCCGGTGCGCGTTCTCAACACGCTGGAGGATTGCGTACGCCTCTTGGTCGTCACACTCATCCGCTTCAACCCCTACTGTCAACACCTTGTTGCGCACAAGGGATTTAACAGAGCTCCAGTCCTGAATACAAGCCGGATACCATCCTGCTCCCTTACGAATCATCACGCGGCTCTGCACCCACGCACTCGCAACACGAAGTCTGTCGGCGACGTGTGCGTCACGGTTGGTCATGTCGATGCTCTGAAGCCCCTCTGTGACCTCAATGTTCATCTCACTCTGGATTCTTACAAACTTTTTCATGATTCATTCTCCTCATCATAATCTATTAAATACACGGTCATATGGCGACCGAGCATTCTCGTGTAGTGATCGTCGCTTTTCAATGCGCGGACAAGCTCGGAATAAACAATGTCGTAATTTGATTTGTTCCGAGCCCATCCTTTATAATCAATGATCTCCCAAGGATTATCAAACGTGATAACAGGAAGCCCGTCACGAACGTCATAAAATACGATAAACTGAGACTCCTGATTCCAGAGCTCATTCCCCTTCACTGGTCTCATTTTCAGGAACCTCTTGCGGCTGTGCAGCCGGTGCCTCAGAAGCCGTCTGCTCCTCCCGGAATTCAGAGCCTGTCGCCGGTGTGTACCGTCCGGCAAACGGGTTCTGTTCTTGCGGGAACTGTTCTCCCAGAATCTCCGCCGGAGCTGCATGTCCAGCAGTCTTATACGCCGCGAGAATCTCTGCCTCCTCTTCATAACGCAACCTGTTCAGCTGGATGTCGCTGAAGTCAATACTGATTGTGTTATCGTTGATGAAGTTACGCAGGGAGATTGCTGCTTGATATTTGCTGATAACACCCTGCGAGAGAAGTGTCTCCAGCATGTTGGCGTAATTCTGGATGCTCGACGTCTTCTGGTCATTTACAGTATCTTGATCCAACGGACGGAATTCAAATTCCGGCGCCTCATCGATGCCGTACGACAAAAACAGAACTGTTAAGAGCTTCTGTAATACTGGACGGAAATAACTGTCGCACCTGTTGGCGATTGTTACACTGTAACGGTGGAAGGCGTCAGACTCCTGAGAAAGCCCGCCTTTCAAATCGCCGAACAGAACTCCCTGCATTTCAAGTGCCGCTGCAACCAGCCACATGTTCGTCTCCAAAAGGGAGGACAAACCGGAGATGTTGGAGAGCTGGTTCATAATGTACTCGTCGTCCTTATCAAGGAACGTCAGAGAGTTGTAAGTACGAGCCCAATTGACCCCGTTATGTTTAGTCTTATGCGAGACGCTACTCTCGGACTGCCGGAATATCCGGCCTCATGCTTTCACATGAGCGCAGACCATATCTTCATCCTTTTGGATGTCTGCCACTTCGTCAGTCAATCGCTTACTGACTACGAGCTTTCGCTCTGGTCGTTGAAGGTTCCCTTGCAGGCTTCCCTGCTGATTTGCCATTATATAATATGTAGGATTTAACCGTGTATCATCTCAATTGTTTTTTCTGCTTTCGCAACATTCACGATTGCAACCACCTCGGTTGCTGCGTTGTAGTCAATTGAGCTTTAGGCATTTCCAGCAATTAAACAGATATTTTTTCACGCACATTTCTGTACGCGGAGACTATTTTTATGTAGATTAAATCTAATCTCCAGACGTTTCGTGAGTTGTTCCTCGTTCCCCTTATCAGCTCCCATAAACACACCTCTCATGCCGGCCATTTTCACGACCTCAATGAGTGATTTGTTTATCAGCGATGTAATCGCCGATTTGAGTTGATCGTCGCGAGAAAGCTCGTTCAAAATATGAGAGCCTTCTGCGTAACCCCAACCTTGAAGCTGCCCGCATTTGATAAGCTTCGGTGCGGTCCGGTGCTCGTAGCGAAGAACGTACGAGTGATGCACCTGATACATTCGCCCGTCGGCAAAACTGATGTTATAGTATTTCGGTTTCCCAAAATCCATATCCTTCATGTTCGATACGAGCTCGTCAGACCCCTGCACACCGTACCAACGGTCTGTTACATAAATGCGCATTTTCCGCTCGCGAATCAGCTTCTTGTTGATCGGCTTCTTCAGGTCCTCGTCAGGAATGCCGTCAAATAACATGACGCCGACTGACCCACCAAACAGCGCTCCCCACTGTAAAAGCTGAATCATATCAAATTTGTACCGGTCATACGCTTTGTAAATCTTGGAGTAGTCACTATCTCCATGCAACACAAAACCACAATTGACCTCGTCCTGAGCAGGCTTGTCAATCGCTCGCCGGAACACCCATGAGTCGTTATACAGTGCGAGCCACAGTGGCCAGTTCAACGTGCTGTTGTCCAGACCGTAAGTGCTGAAGCTCTTCACCCTGTCGTCAGTACCAACTGCTGCAAGACTGTTTCCGTATGCGTCATTGAGTGCAACGGAGTTTCGCGCAGTTTCAAGCACCTGATCGATCCCGGAATGAAGCCCGTCTTCAAAGCCCTTGATGTCGGACTTCCGGACGCTCGCCATCACATAGTCCCGGAAAATCCGCTCAGCAGAGCTTGTCTCTTCTGCCATCACAATCTCCCTTCTATTGAATTTTTTCTACATATATATTATATCATATTTTTCCGAATTTGTAAATGCCTTTTATGAAAATAATTCCTGTTTTTCGGCTCTTAAATATCGCTCAGTTATGCTCCTCCTCCTTCGGACGGGTGGAGCTCCAAATCGTCGGCTTGACAAACTTGGTCATCCTTGATATAATATTATTGTGAGCACAAGAGATGCTCCAAGAAAGGAATAATGATTATGGCTACTACTTTGAAAACCGAAGACATTGAAAGACTTGAAACCTTGTTAGTCAACCTTGAACAGGCAAAGAAAGACAAGCAGGAGCAGAATGTCATCAAGGACAAAATCATGGACTTTATGAGGCAGCTCAAAATCAAGACCTTCAGACAAGGCAACATTGTTATGAGGTTGACCGATACAAGAACAACCAACGAGTTCGACGTCGACATGCTTCGCGAAAAGTATCCTGCAATTTGGGAAGAATGCCATTCCCAAAAGATCCGTGACCCACATCTTCAAATCAAACGGGTTGCTTCGAAACAAGAAGATGAAGATGATGTCCCGAGCGAAGATGAATTGAACGAGGCCTGATGGCCTCGTTCTTCTTTTACTGTTTATATAAAGATCGTCGGCTCTTCAAATTTATTTTATGTGCTGTTATAAAAATATCTCGAGAAACTCGGCTCGACAAATTTATTTTATGCATTGTTTTAGAAATTATAATTTCGTCGGTTTCTGAATTCTGTTCTAAACATTGTCTTAGAAAAAATCGTCGGCTCGATAAAATAGACAAACCGCAGTATAATATATAATGTGAGAAGGATAAAACTTTTCTCGCGCGCATGCTCAAGGCCCAAGAAAAGTGTGGCAGACCACAAAAAGGTCGGCTCGACAAAAGCCCTAAAGTATGGTATAATATATATGTAAGCAAGCTGAGCCCGATCAGCCCAAGCTTGACTACCAGCTACAGGTTGAGCCTGACCAGTAGTTGAAAAAAAATTTCAAGGCGAAAGGAATACCATCATGCAAATCAACGGAATTTTAACCAAGAACGGCGGCAAAGTGCACATCCACTTCGGCAAGCAATGCACAACCAACCTGTGGGGCACATGGGTCATTGTGAGCGACATGAACATGCTCATGGACCTGAAAAAGTGCTGCAATTCAACAGAATTCCTGAATGTTCGTTCCAAATACCAAAACACATGGCAAAACCTGACCATGCCCTACGTGAGAACACCTGGGGCCCCCGGGGCCCCCACTCCTCAAACAGCTGCCCAATCTGCCCAGCCTGCACAGCCTGCCCAACCAGAACAGCCCGAGGAGCCCTATCTTGATGAAACTTCTACCTTGAACGAGGAGCCTGCCAAAGACGATATCCCGGCGCCTCAGCCGACCGAAGAACAAATCCGTTGTGCCCGTATCGACGCGGTTGGCCGTCTGCAAAAGTTCTTTAGCGAATTCAAGTTTACCCCGGCAGCCCGGTTCGTGAATACCCTCGCTCGTTGCAAATCCGAGTATGACGCTCAAGCCTATGTGAACGGATACGTGCGACTCATCAATAACAGCGACGCGAATGACATCATCGAAAAGATGAAGTCACCTGAATTCTCCAGCGTAGTCGCTGACCTCATCAAGTACCCGCCCGAAAAGCAAATCAATACCCGCTTGGAAATCTACTTCGGTGACGCCGGTACCGGTAAGACAACCAAGGCCATCGAACAGAACCCGGGCGCCGACGTAGTCCCGTGCAATGCAAGTATGCTGCCCGATGAGCTCATGAGAACCTTTGACTTCAACGATGATAACGGAAACCCCGTGTTCAAGCCCTCAAGCCTGCGCCTTGCGATGGAGGCCGGTAAGACCATCATCTTTGATGAAATCAATCTGTTGAGCTTCGACTGCCTGAGACTGCTGCAGACCCTGACCGACGGAAAGTCTACCATCAATTATAACGGCGATACCATCACTGTCAAGGACGGGTTCAAGATCATCGGAACAATGAACCTGACTGTCAACGACCAGGTCTACAACCTGCCTGAGCCTCTGGTCGACCGCTGCACCGCAATCAAAGAATTCAAGCTTTCCACTGAGGAGCTTGCAGGTTATGCCTTCTAAGGCTAACCCGTCGGCTCAGCAAGATGCTGAATGTGTGATATAATATAAGTACGAAAGTGAGGTAACTGTTATGAACGTATCTGTAAGCTACTGCAAAGAGGTCCTACGGACTTTGCCCGTCGGGTATTATCTGGGTCACCAAGTCACCATGAAGCTTGACACGAAAGGTGACGTAACCTTCATCAACATGGAGAATGAGTCCATCACCGTGAGCTACAAGAATGTTGCCGATATGTGCGAAAACGCTCCCGAGGACGTTGACAAGGAGTCCATCATCCGGTCTCTCTTCTACCACGAGATTTCCCACGCCATCATGACCCCGTCCCCGAAAACACTCCCGAAAGACGAGGGCTTCTTTAGGTGCAACTGCGGTCTTTCAACGAATCAAGCACAATATATCTTCACCATCTTCAAGGACCTGTTCAATATCTTCGAAGATGAACGCATTGAGACCCTGCTCGCAGACTACTACATGAACGTCAACTTCAAGCGCAACGTCATCCTGCTGAACAACATTGACCCGAACGTAGAACAGTACAACAAGGACCCCATCAAGAAGTTCTTCGTCTTAGTAAGATACCGGGTCGGTCCCGAAGAGCTTGTAAAAGAAGTATCAAACATCATCAGGACATATGGGAACATTACAGCAACAGCTATTTCCAAGAAGTTCAGCCAGGTGGCCAATTGCGCTGGTAAAGAAATTGGGAACAGTATCAAAGCCTACTATAGAGATATTGTAAACCTTTTCCTGAAACTTAATCCGGAAGTCCAGACCAACCTCAGACAGGCAAAGAACAACACAGAATCCTACAGTGAGAATTGCACAGAAGATGAGAGCAATAATCCGGGCAAAGGAGCAGACCGTGCGGTTCGCACAAAATGTGATGGTGGTGCTGCTTCCTGTGAAGATTGCCCAGGCGCTTTGACCCAGAAAGAAGTTGAGCAAATTCTCGGGCAAGTTGCACAGCAGCTCGATAAGAACCCGATTCCTGTTAATCTTGGTGCTATTAAGACAATCGCCGCAAAGTCCACGACCAATGCCGGCGCAGCTGCTGTGGCAGACCGACTCAACAAAGTGCTCATGGGCGCAATGAACAAACGTAAGGCTCGCTCGTCAGGTTCGTATGGATATGCCGGACAGATTGACCCGCGGGCTTGTATGAATCGCAACTACAAATGGTTCGCCAAAAAGACAAGCGGTTCATCCGATGCCAAGCGCTTCGACAAAATCCACTTCAACCTCTTCTGTGATAACTCCGGTTCCTTCGCGGATTCTATGGATACTATGAACGGGCTTATCCTGACCATGAAGAAACTTGCCGAAAAGAACCACGACTTCTCCGTGACCGTCATCCACTGCCAAGCTGGTGTGAAAGTCCCGGACCAGAATAACCCTTACCTTGACACGAACGGAGGCAGCCAGCTGGAAAAAGAAATCTTTGAGATTTACAACAGAGCACAAGTTCCCAATGCAACAAACTACAACCTTGTGGTGTTCGACGGTAACATGAAAGCCACGGGCGACTACGACGGAAAAAACTTCGGGGCGTTCAATCATCCGAACTGTATTGTTGTGTCAGATACCTCAAATGAAAAGTACTTTACAAAGAATGCTCCTCAGGCCAGATGCAAATTCCTCAATGACAACTACGCAGAAACATTCGAACAAGTCGTACTCGAACAGATTGAAAGGGCCCTTGCTTGAAAGGGCCCAGCACCGAATAAAAATTCATTTTCGTATAAAACATATAAGGAGAAATCAAATGTCACGCTTAACTTCCGAACAAATCAAACAAATACAAAACCTCTACAAAGAAGGTTATACACAGCTACAGATTGCAACAAAGCTCGGTGTCTGTATACCGACTGTATGCAAGTACTTGGACCCTCGGGAGCAGATAACACTTCGTGACTGGGGCGAAGACAGACGCTATAAGCTGACCGAAAAAGACATTGCGGATATCCGTCGCAGAGCCAATGAAGGCGAGGTTAAAAATGCCCTCGCGAGAGAGTACGGACTCACACCGTCAACCATCTCGTACTATACCATTGAAGGGCGGAAAGAGTCTGTTAACACAGCGTCGAAAAACCTCCGATCACGCAAACTGAAAACGGACCCGGACATCCGGAAAAAGTACCGCGACATGTCATATGCTTCTCATAAGCGGAGACGCGATCTGATAAACAAAGTCAAGAAAGGAGAACAAGCATGAGCAAGAATCTGGAAGACCTGTTGAAGGACGCCCTTGAAAAACAATCCAAGACCGAGCATTACCTGCCCGTTAACTCGATCCATATCCGGAACTACGACTGGTGCGGAGATGACTCCAAGCCGTTCGGCTGGACTGTTGATGTGGATCAGGACGGCAACCCGCTCGGTATCAAGACCCATCACTCGGGTTGGTAAAAGACCCCGGGGAGGGCCCACCCCTCCCCATAAAAGTATAGTCTCCAGAGTGCTCTAAATCGCAATCCGGGAACTATACTTCCCGGGCCCTACTTAGATATAGGCCTTACCCCAACTTATGTCCCTGAACTCAATCTAGGATAAGAAAAATCAACCAAAAAGGAGACTCAAACAATGACTCAAACAAAAGAGTGGTATCTCGAACATTTTCAGGACCTCTACATGAGAGGCCTGCCTGCAGAAGAGTATGAGACCGTTATCGTAATCCGGAGAACCGAGAAGAATGCCGCGGTCTCGACGACAGACCCGACGATGCTGACGAAGATCAAGCGCTGTATGAAGACCGACGGAAACAGGTGGGAGCTCGTATCCGTTACACATCCCAGCGATGACCAAGACCCTTTACATATCGTCGAACTTGTTATGTCAGCCCCGAAGAAACTCATCGCCCTACGTTCCGGTAAACCCAGAGCGGTGAAGGGTTCAGAAGAGGACGATTTTGAAAGTGCCTCCCCGGAGCTTGATTAGAAGCAATCCGGGAAGGAAGTTACCCCGGGCCCTACTTGGATATAGGGCTCACCCCCACTTTCCTGAAATTCCTTGCTTTTTGATAGGGTTCTGGACCGAAAAACAAGCTCCGGACAAAAAGAGGGAGCCAAGACCCTGCGGTCTCAGCTCCCGAGAACTGTTTTTCTGAGTGTGTTTATTTCTTCATAGCTCTATCGCCAGCCTTGACCTTGCCCATAACGTAAAGCTCGTCATAGCCCGACTCGCCGCACATATCGCAAAGCGATTCAACCGGGTCGGTGTCGTCAACGTAAATGTGATCCCACTTTCCTTCGCGCTCGCCCCGGCTCTCCAGCTCCTGATAACAGTACGGACAAATCCGTATTGCGGGACGCCCCTTCGGGGCAGAGTCCTTCGTCTCCTGTTTTTCCGGGTTCTCTTTATCGGCTTCCTCTTCGTCCTCCTTGGAAAGTCTGTCGACCTCCCGGGCATAGATGCCGACCCAGTTCAGAAGCCTGTTTCCGCGTCTCAGCTCAACATCCAGCCGCCCCGTATTCCAGACCTTGATCAGCTCTTCGTCAGTGTACTTCAGCTGACTGTTGACGTATTTCTTGAACTCCCTATAAGCCGTCTCAAGGTCCTCGTAAGAATCCACGTCATGCCAGACAAACTCGTTATCGATAAACGTTCCCAGCATAAGCTGGTACTGTTTTGACATGTTCGGCATAAATCCCACCGTCCTCTCTGCAACAAAAACCGTTTTCCAAAGGACGCGTTCAACAAGCTCCGTAAAAGGCCGTCCGAGGAGAGTGGCGGAAGAAAACCGGAGCCTGTTGAACCGTGTCCCATAGTCTATTATACCACAGCTTTTTTCGAAAACACAGTAAACCGGAGAAAAAATTTTTATGACACCAGAAAAATCAATTCAGAACGATATTCTGAAATTCCTGAAACAAGTCCCGGATCTCTATGTCGAGCGTCGACAAGCCGGCGGTCTCTCGTATCATTCCGGCATTCCGGATGTGTGGTTCGTGTATCGCGGGCTGCACGTCGAGGTCGAGGTCAAGGCTCCGTCCGGTACAGCAGGTTCTCTCCAGCTCAAACACGAAGAGAAGTTGCGGAAAGCCGGGTCTCTTTACTGGAGAGGGAAGTCGTCATCCGACTTCAAGAAATGGTTCTATGAAATTTTCGGGAACTCGCATGAGTTGCGAACAAATTGCAAACTCTAATAGGGCGGGCCCCCCTCGTTTCGGATTTGCGATTTTGAAATGAGGGGGCCCGGGCCTCTTGCGTTCACAATTTGTTAATACCCAGATTGTGTTTGAAAACAGAAAAAATAATTGCGAAATAAATTATTTCCTGACCTTCCCCGACCTTCGAGCAAAAAATAGGCCAAATGAGGGGGCCCGGGCTTTATGGAGCGAAATGAGGGGGGTGGTCCCCCTCACTTTTTTATCGAAACGAGGGGGCCCGGGCTTTATGCGAAAATTCATGCCATGGTAATATCTGGTAAAGCTGGTAAATCTTATGGAAAAAACTGGCTTTTTTCGCAAAAATTTCCGTGTACGCATACGCGCGGGGCCCCGGGGGCCCCCTTTTTTAAGTGAGTTAACCTCTTTTCCAGCCTTATATACATTCTTATTTCTATACATTATTTTAATTATATTTTTTCTGAAAAAAATAATTACTTAATCTAAAATAAAAAATTCCTCCCGTGTTACGTGCGCGCGTAAAGGGGCGGGCCCCCTCGTTTGACCCCCTCAAATGCTCGAAAAATTAAATCTTCTTGTTAACGTTAAAACTGCGCCTTTCCCATTTCTCGAGGTTAATACATCAGACTTTTCCATATTTGCCAGATTTTGCCGCGAAATGAGGGGGGCGCCCTATTGCGAAATTCGGCGCGCCAAATTTATATTCGGTCCGCCGAAAAAAGTAATAAATTTGCCTCCGAATTAACTTACCCGACACCCCCTAACTGAAACGTTAATCTTCGAGCTTAACTCGCCCCTCAGAAATTTCTTGTAATTCCCGGGGCTGTGCTTCGCCACAGCAGTTTTCCCTCTCTTCTGTTTTTCAAAACTTTCTGTTATTTATGTTTTCCGGAATTCTTAACATTACTGTTTTAGGAATTCCGGACTTTTCTGTTTTGTCATCGCTGTTTTTCCGGTTCAGCCGCAATTCACCAATTCGCTTTCTTCTGCTTTCCTTCGATTCCAATTCCCTCTCTCATCTCCTCCCTCTTCTGGAAAACACAAAAAAGCCCACCTTAAATTTTCATGTTTTGTCGGCTCGCGAAAGCTCGCCTTTTGTGTTATAATATTACTGTGTAAAGAATTCTGAGAAAGGACAATGACCCGTTATGAAAACTTCGAAATACCTTCCGTGTCCGAGATGTCGTGATAAAGGGCTGCGCTCCGCGATCGAGATACAAATGACCGACCCCGACTCGCCAGAGGCCTATGACAACTACGAGCTCAAGTTCCGCCTCGTGTGTAAAAGGTGCGGCTTCGCCGGCTACTCTGTGCCGCTCGCAAAAGATGCTCTCCTGACGAAAGGATGGAACGAGGCAGTGTTCGATTATTGTAGCGCTTGGTACGTGGCGCCGACTGCTCATCGTGACGGGCTGATTGTTAAACGTCCTTGTCAGCGTCACTCCACAAAACATGCCACCGTCAAGACTCCCCGAACGTCTGCTGCGCGAGACTCCGGGCAAGATCCTTCTCAACTCACTATTAATGACATTCCCGGTGTTGAGCCTGCTCCAACATATGATTGTTATAAGGAATCGGATAACGTCACTCGTGAAACCATGGATGAGGACATCTTTTGCAAGACGTTGGCCAAGGTACAAAAAATACTCAACCTATGGGATGCACATAAAAAAGACTTAAACAGATGACTTGTTTAAGATACTCGCAAAACAAGAGAAAGGATAACTTTCATGCTATATAACCTGCTTTATGACTGGCAAAAAGAAGTGGTCGACAAGCTCGCCCCCAAACGTGCCTTCGGACTGTGGCTCGACTGTGGACTCGGCAAAACCGTACAAGCACTCGCCCTCGCGGAAAAAAACCGGGCGACCAAAATTCTCATCGTCACTACCAACGCCAAAGCCTGTGAGAAAACATCCACTCCCGGCTCGTGGCAGCAGTGGGCGACAAAACTCGGCCCTGACTGGATCATTCGCTCCAAAAAACAAAATGTCGCCATACGAGCTGACTCACCCTCGCCGTCTGCTTCGCCAGACTCCCGGACAGATGCCTCCCGGCTCGACAACAATTCTCAAACTGTTAATGGCTCAGCAGAGTCATTCGATGCCATGCTCAGACCCGGTGCTGCGCAGCTTCCACGTAAAACCCATAGTAAAAAGGACAACAACCTTATCGTGTCTGCACAAGTAACAGCAAGCGATCTTCCTGTTAAAGAGGTCACCCTTAAACAGACAGACAAATTCAATGAGTGGGAAAAATGCGTCTACATTACCAACTACGAGAGCACCTTTGTCCATGGAAAGGCTGGTTCCCGGACTGTGCTGAAACCGGAGATTCTTGACTTCATCTCCTCCTGCCGCGGTCAGTCCGTCACCCTCCTTCTCGATGAGTCTCACTATATCAAAGACCCGTCAAGCACACAGGCAACAGCTCTTTCGGCTATCAAGCGAGAATTGATGGTGATGACACGGGATCTTCATATCTACCTCCTCACCGGCACTCCATTCACCCGCGGCTTCATCGACGTGTGGAACCAGCTGAAGTTCCTCGGCTGTACGATGAATAAAACAGAGTTTAAAAACAATTTCTGCGTTATGGGGAATATCAAAGGCCTTCTCGGCTGGCAGCAGCCGATCGTCGGATATAAGAATCTCGACAGTCTCTACAAGCTCATCCACCAGTACGCCATCACTCTCAAGTCCGAAGATGTGTTGAATCTCCCGGACCAAGTGTTCACCTATCACACCCACCCGGCTTCTGTGTGGTTCACCGTCCTGACAAGAGAACGGCTTTCTATCAAAACTGTTATCAATATGAACAGTGTCAGAAAGAATCTCGGTCTGCCTGTTATTTCTGACCAGTATATCTCACACCTCGTCGATGTCTGGGCAGAAGAGCATGGACATACAATCGATGACTCTCTCTTCCAGATTGCACTGAAACAGAACATTTCTGTGCAAAACCCATGGTACAGAAATATCGATTACCCGGAAATGAATTATCTGTGCGATACTGCCGGGAGCCTGTGGATGCGTGCAAGACAGCTAAGTATCGGATTCCAAGGGAACGCAGAGAACGCGACTTGGTACGATTCCGTGCGGATTGCACAGATAAAAAACTTCCTTGCGGAATACCCGGACAACTATGTGCTCTTTTATAATTATGTGCCGGAGTTCACCGAACTGTTTGATATCTGTGTTGAGCTGGGATATAACATTGATGTGTGGAACGGCGATATTAAGTCCATCGACAATTACGAGCGCTATGTGAAGGAGTCACCGGAAAAACAGGTGGTTGATAAGAAAAATATTATTCTGTCCAATTTCGCCTCCGGCTCAACCGGGATGAATTGGCAGGCGTATTCTCAATGCATTGTTGCGTCACTCCCAACGTACAAGCACTGGGCGCAAGGGCTGAAGCGTGTGCACCGGAACGGTTCGAAAGATACTGTCATTTATCATATCTTCAGGTCAAGCTCATGGCTCGATGACGGGATGTGGGAATCTCTGATGAGCGGCACAGAGTATTCTCAGGAGATGTTCAATAAGGCACTGAATGAAGCACAAGTATGAATTCTGTCGGCTCGTGTGCGAGCCTATTTTGTGTTATAATGATAACGAGAGAAAATAAAAGGAGATGATCTGTTATGAAAATTACGCCGGAATTGTTAAAGGCATACAATGATACTATTACAAACGCTATCGAGAAAGGCAAGTCTCACTTCCTGTGCTTGGACATTAGTGATTGTGACGACTGCCCATTCGGAGACAGCGAGAATTGCGATATTGGTACCAAGGGCGGTGGTGGAGAACTTCGCGATGCTGCCGAGTGGAAGAAGTGGTTCGAAGATTTGACTCAGGAGAATAATACGTCAGAAGATGTTGCAGTGGAGTCTAAACCGGCAAAACAAAACGGCTTTAATATTCCTACTGCGTTTTATACAGTCTCTCGTACCACACTTCATGTTGAGACTCCTGTTGTGCAAAAGGTCTTTCATTTTGAACAGCTGCTTATTGAACTCGATGAATTTAAGAAAGACATTTCTGCATGGGTGCAGATAATGGAGCAAAAGGCTTCCGAAATCTCTGTTGTTATTCCAGATTATATGGAATTCCATGCGACTGACGCAGAAGGCAATGGCGTAATTGACTGGACAATGGCGGCCGAGGATTTCGGAAAAAAGAAAGTCTGGATTGACGTATGAATCAGTATTTAATTGCATATGGCAGCAGTGACGGAGATATGACATATGAGAAATGATTCATATTTGAAAGCAGACAAAACAAACGATGAGATGTACACACCCTTTTATGCTGTTGAGCCTCTGATAAAATATCTGAACCTGTTAAACGCAAGAACAATATGGTGCCCGTTTGATGAGGACTGGAGCGCTTTTGTTCAGAGATTTCGGGAAGCCGGATATATTGTGATAAACACTTCATTGAATGATGGGTACGACTTTTTTACATACGAGCCGGAACAATACGATGTGATCATTTCAAATCCTCCGTTTTCTGAAAAGGACAAAGTATTGAAGCGCTTATATGAGTTGCAAAAACCATTTGCAATGTTGCTACCGATACCAACGCTGCAAGGAATTGGCCGCGCAAAGTATTTCAAGCAAGGGGTTCAGCTACTCGCGTTCGATAAACGTATCGGGTTTCATTCTCCGGAATCAATGGATGAGATAACCGGGATTCCATGTTTCGGGTGCGGATATTTCTGCAGAGACTTTCTTCCGAAAGATTTGATTGTAGAAGAACTAAGGCAGTTTTCCCGTCCCCTTGTCGAAAGCTCTGCTTCGCGAGAGCAAGAACAAGAATAATAAATCCGTCGGCTCGGTTTTTACCGAGCCTTGTGTTATAATATAAATAGAGAAACTCAGGAGGAATGTAAATGAAAACAATTAAGTTCGACGGTAAAAAATGGTGGCTTCAGAAAAAGACTTATTCGGTCGGATTTGGTCTCGCTGTAAATCTCGTCAACTGTAAAACAATGGAAGAGACTCCTCTGTCAGCAAATCTGCTTTATAAGAACGATGACAAGATGCCGATGAAAGACCGGAATAAAATTGCGTTCAAGTGCTGGTATTCTTGGCCGGAGCTATTTTCTTTGCTGAAGAGACTTGGTATATTCGAAGAGTGCGAAGACAATGCTGTCCTCGATGATGAACAAGAATTATATCCTGTTGTACAGGTCAATCTCGCAAAACTTCAGAAGTATGAGCCGCCGTTCGGAAAACTGAAATCTATAGAATGCGCAAATTAAAGGAAGGTGATTTATAGTGGAAAACGCATATATGATTCGTTCGGATGGAAAACTTTTTCCAGTTACAGTCCATATTTATGGAAATCCGGACACAGAAGATATCGAAGAAACGCTTTATGCAGCAGAGTGGCTTTATAGCCGTACCCAGTTCGCAGAAACCAAGCGGCACATTGTTGAACTGCTTGCAAGCTATGTGAGATACCTTGACCCGGATGCGATAAGGGCTGATATCGAACCTACTTTGTTATATCAGATTAAACATCAGGGATACAAGACGGTAAGTGAGTCCTTTATTAAAAGTCTTGACTTTTCGAACGCAAAGATGTATTCCAGTGTTTCCGGAATCAACAAAGCAGTCGTTGATGACTTGAATCAGGAATTCCTCCGCGCTCGTTATGGCGGCATGTATGACAGTGAGACCGGTAACGGTGAGATGTATTTCCGAATCAGTTCTTACGGCTTCAATTGGTTTCCTATTATCTGGGATTTTGTTTACAATAACAAATCGCGGATTACAAGTGTAACTGTTGTGAAAGACCCGGAATCAACTGGTGTTAAGGGGCTTTACCTACAGCACAACGGTAAAAAGATTGACAGAATGCCCGTTGATGAATTCATCAATCTTTCCGGCAGACCGACAATGGATTCCTACAGACGAATTGAAGATATCTTTCCTGATATGAACATGAAGCGTCGGCACGAGACACTTCTGCATTGTCATACCAGACACCTTGAGGACTTTGTAAAAGGGAGGGATTTTTACAGGTCATGACAATAAGAAAATGTATTCCCGGAATGCGAGTGTATTTCATCGACGATACATCGCCCTCTGGAGAAAGAGAAGCGTATCAGGTGATTCGCCAAATACGCATGCCAAGCTATTCCACACAACGCTGTGTTTTGATTGCGAGCGTTGAATATCCTTCGAAGAAAATTTACTGTAATCCCGACAGACTGGAGCCTGTCAAAAGCGGAGACAAAAATTATGTGCCGTATTCCGGCAAATATATAAAAAAGGAGAAAAAATCATGAAGTTCATAAAAATTACATACGAAACGAAGGCAAGACTGTATAATGTCTTAAAGTGCCAGTATGGCGCTTACATCAAATTCCGGGAATTGACAAAGGCCAATAACAAGTATACGCGAGTCAATATTGACAAATTTAAGTATCACCCAATTCAGTCAAATGGAGAACGACATGTCTGGAGTTATAATGATATTATCATTGAAGAGCTTCCTATGAAACCATTCGTTAAGGTATACAGAAAACCATCGGCTCGTGTAAACGAGTAAAATGTGATATAATTATTATAGTAAAAATAAAGGAGAAGCAGAAATGACTGGCAAGCTCAAAGATTTGTTCACAGAACTTGAGAACGAAATTTTCAATGAGTGGGGCACAGACCCGATATATTATGTTGGTTCGGTAACCCAATTAGAAGATGAGTTTGCAAAACGAGACTGTAGAATGCTGGTAATAATCCAAAATATAAAAAAGGAGCTTGAAAAATAATGGGATACATCATTGCGTCTATTATTATATTTGTTGCACTTTTTGTGGCGGTTTTGATTCAGAAGCATCAAATTGATCAGTTGACAAAAATTAATCATCAATATCATAATATCAGTAAAGATATAATTACAGAAGCAACTAAAACAAATAATGATTGCCTGACACTCATTAATCGATTGAAAACAAAAATTGTAACTTGCGAAAACTGTATCTACTATATAAAAGACGAAGATAGTACAAAGGGTCATTGCATAAGATTTTCTTATGACACTGTACGGAAGGATGAGTTTTGTTCAAGGGCTAGAAAACGCGGCAATAAAAATTATAATTCAGATTCGACTGAGAATAAATAAAAATATCTACCTTGTAATATGAAAAAGAAGAGAGAGGCAAATGGGAATGAGATTTAAGAGTTTTGAAATTCGTGGCGAAGGAGACACGTTTGAGCTGGTGAAGTGGCATAGTAACAAAGGTTACTTTATCTTGGGGTGGCTGGAGTGGAATCATGAAGAGAAAAGTTTTTCCTTCCAAAGCAACGGGATGAGGTATCTACAATACCGAATGCTTGCAGAATGGATACTCAAGTGGTGTGAGTTGAAAGAGATAGAATATAAATATGAGGAAGAAGAGGAAGATGGCACAGATGATATAGATGGCGAGGAAGAAAAAAACGAGGAAGACGCGGAAGAAAACACCGATAAAGTTGTTGCTGCTAGTGCCACTTCTCTCGGTTATATGAACGTCCCTCAACACCTCTCTGATAAAGAATGGGAACTCATCTGTGAATCCTTCACCCGCACCATTAAACTGGCGAAAATGAGAGGAACCGCTTTCTTCTTTTGTCCAACACATCTTCCTTGTAAAATCTGTCCACTCAAAGAATTTTGTCAAGAAACAGTCTATCCTGCCGACGTGTGGGAGAAATTGGAAAAACAGTGGAAAGCACAGTATAAGGATGACAACGAGGATGACGAGAAAGAGAACGACATGAAATAAAAACAGTTTGAACAAAAATTTGAATCGTGTCAGGTTTGAGTATTTCAAAGCAAAGGAGATAAAGAAATGAGCGAAAATTATGCAGTAATCAATGGCAAGCGTATTGAATTGACGGAGGAGCAAGTGAAAGCTCTTGGAATCGAGAGAAAGAATCCGTTTAGAAGATTGAAGAACGATGCGGAAGGTTGTTATTACTATATCAACGAATTTGGGAATATAACATTTAGTTATGAAAGTGGAATTAGCGGTAACGAGAAAAAGTATAATAATGTCAATTACTTTACCGATGAACAATTCGCCAACCAAGTCGCGCTTCATCAGTTGCTTTATCGTAAACTGTTGAAGTTTGCGTATGAGAACGAGCGTGAGGATATTGAGTGGAATAGAGAGCACCCACATTGGTATATTTATTACGATATTGACAGAGATAAATTTGATATTGCCGCAACTGCTATGTGGAAACAGCAAGGAGTTTATTTTTCGACAAGCCGAGGTGCAGAGTGTGCAATCGAAGAGGTTGTCAAACCGTTTGTAAAAGAACATTCTGAATTTGTGTGGTAAAAGGAGAATGAAAATGAACATTGATTGGAATAAGATTCAACAAGCAGTTGAAGTTATCAAATCTGGTATCTGTAACAAGTGCAGTGTTGATGGATGTATCATTTACAAATGTGGGACGATTATTCGAATTGATTTGAAAGGAGAACTATAAGAAGGTGTTGACATACCTTCTTTTCAGATTAAACTTATCGGTTAATAGAAATGAAATTTCATGTAATTATAGATAAAGAGGAAACCATTGTTGGATCATTATGGCGCGGCGGCGAGACCATTGAAATAAAAAAGTTAGGTAACGCCTTTGTTAACCCTGAAAACGAAATCGAGGATTGGATTCATTACCTAAACAATCCTTGGTCAGATACCTCGATGGGTTATGAAGTTGACCCAAATGAAGATGGTAAAGGTTGGACTGCTGAGAAAACAGTGGTTGTTTATGATACAGTTGATGCGGAAATTCGTGCAGTTGGTGATACTCCTCAGGAAGCGGTTGCAGCATGTGAAGAGGAGATCAGGAGATTGACCGAAAAGTATTGTAAGGAGTAAATCATGACTTGTAAAGATTGTATTCATCAGGCTGCGTGTTTTGATGATAGACTTGGAGGATAACAAATGACGACATATTGCTGTTACGACAAAGGTATTCTCTGCGTATACGCCAGTAGCTACGGTGGGTGCTTGTGTAGTGCTTGCCTTTATCCCGAATGCTGCACAAATTATGAAGTTATTGTCATCACAAAAAAAAAAGAAGATAGGATGTGGCATGAATGATACTTGAACTAAAAATGGATAAAGATTATTATGATGGGTATTCCGAAGCTTATCGAATCGGAGGGGTAAAAGGAATTACAAATAAAACAAAATATGGTTGCGGTCACTTTGCAATAACAATTTTTGATACAAGTGTATTCATAACCGAATTATTTGAGTATGTCAAGGATGCTGACAGTGGAAAATATTATGTTAAGGACGGAAAGTGGGTAGGAGATAATGACAAGGTATCCTGTAAAGAATGCTCGTTTTATAATATATGCAAACTGGATCAACGACTTAATTACGAAGATAACGATGATACTTGGTTACGGACCGAATGAGTATTGTATCAGTGGTGAAAGGAGAAAAGAAGATGGCAAGATACATTGATGCTGATATGTTCCTCAACCACTTCAAGCAAATTTTAGAGTCAGAACTAAATTGGTGTTTATATAATCATGCCAAAATAACTCAAACCATCATAAAGACTATTGAAAATTCACCTACTACCGATGTTGTAGAAGTGGTACGGTGCAGGGATTGCAAGTATTTTAGCGAAATTCAGCATTGCGGTATACTTGGTTTTTGCGAACCGAATGAGTATTGTAGCAGGGGCGAAAGGAGAAAAGAAGATGCCGATGCGTGACTATGAAGATATGAAAGATATAGTAATTCCGAAAGAGCAAGAAGAAATGATGAACATCATTTGTGACGCTTGGGAAGAATGTCGAACGTTAAATGGGTGTAAAAATTGTCCGGATAGACCGAAAGAATTTATGCGGATAATGATGTGCACTTCTTTGAAATACACTCGGAAGTTGATAGAAGCCGGGTATACAAAGGTTATAGAAGAAGTAAAACAGTTGGAGGCAAAGAATTCTCATGACATGCGATAACTGTATTCATAAAGAAGTCTGTGATTTGCGGCAAACCAGAATTAAGAATGACGAATTTGAAATTCTGAATAACACGTGTGCTGATTTTGAAAAAAGCTCAGATACTCCGAAAACAAATCGGGAATGGTTGAATTCTTTATCGAACGAACAACTTGCGAATTTTTTAACAGAGAATCTTCAAGTAAAGTCATATACTGACTTTGTTTATTGTATCGGAATCAGCAAAATTAAATATCGCGAAATATCTTCTATTCATGCAATCTTGCATTGGTTGGACACTCCGCAAGAGTTTAACATTTATGAAGAATCATGGGACCATTGAAAAGAGCCGTTCAAATAACAGTTGCCGATGCAAAACGGTATAAAGCAAAGCGTAGCCTTATGTGTTTTGTCGATAAGAAAAATCCTTTGACTTGCGATAGGTGCCCGTTTTACATCGACGAAAAATGTAAGAGTCCACTGCAAGGTTATAAGCAGTGGATTCACTGGTATAACACTTTTATAGGAGGAAAATAATTATGACTTTAGAACCAGTATTAGTTGAATTTGACGGTAAGAAATATCCTGTACTTCATTGTATCGGAAACGGTATGACAGAATGTAAAAACTGCAAACGAACAAAAGGCTTTGGCATAAACTGGACAGTGTTCACTTATCAAATAACGGAAGATGGCGAGCCTCTTTGTTATGACTGCTTAAAAGAATATTGTCGGCTCAAGGATAAAGAGAAATTATGATATAATATAAATGTGAAAAGGAGTGATGATATGCCCATAAAGTATTCTTTTATTATGCGCAATCCGACTGACCTGAAAGATAATATTGCGAGACTTGACCCATCAGAGCTTGCTGATCAGATGACTATGACAATGAGTATTTGTTCTGCTGTTTTAAATTGCGATGAAGTTGATGAAATTAACAAACCGCTCATTGAGTATTGCGCGCCGCGGTTTGCTGATTTACTTGAATACACAATGATGCTAATAGATGCATATTTTAAGTTGGGCGGGCAAAAAGAAATGTCTAAGCAAGAACGAACCATCAAAAAACTGTATGAACGTATCAAAGCAAAACAATCGAAGATCGCAAAACACTTCGATAACGAAAAAATTGATTGGAAGTATATTTCCACATTATAATTACAGGAAGGATATTTAACAATGGAAACAAGTAGACAAAGTTTAGTACGGATGTTCAACAAGTGCCTCAATGCAAAATACACTCATCTTGAAAACGATGCCGATTACGCTACGGAGCTGACGGATAAAGGGGTCCTCTATCTGATGCTCCAGTGGACGCATTCACAGCTCGATTGGTTTTCCAATCTTGACTTTTTCCCGAAGACAGCAACTCCTTATAAAGGTATGCCTGTTTCATGGAAGTGTCACAGAGGTTTTCTGAGAGTCTGGGATACAATTAAAAACAAGCTGGAAACAGATAAGATTCTTTCAAATCCGGATATCAAGCAGGTTGTTTGTATCGGTTACAGTCACGGCGCTGCAATTGCAGCTTTTGCTCATGAGTGGATATGGTTCAACAGACCAGACCTTAGAGACGGAGTAAAGATTGTGAGTTTTGCTTTTGGCGCACCGAGAATATTCTTCGGGAGAATGAAACCCGAATTGAAAGAACGGTGGAAAAACTTCTTCCCGATTCGGAGTAACAATGATATTGTTACTCATGTCCCGCCGAGACTTTTCGGATTCCGCCATGTCAATAAAGTTACGACATTCAAAAACGGAGGCGAATTGATTCGTCATGAAGGAGAAGAGAAATGGCCAAAATGTGTGGTAGCTCATACATATTCAAATTATACAATGAACATTCTCAATGGAGTAGCAAGCGGTCCTTTAAGCGAGGTAAACATTTATGGCGGTGAGTGCGAAGATTATGATATCTGAAGGTTGGTGTAAAGACTGCACCGGTGACTTCAGAGAATGCCTGAAAGCAGATTGTTGTGCTGGATGTCGTACAGAACAACGAACAATTGATTATCTGCATGAACATCCAGAAGAATTAGCAAAGCTGTTAATTACAATATCAATGTCAAGAGATGCTTTCGCATTTACATCTCCAGCTGGGTTATACAAAAGTTTTGATGGTGCAGTTGAAGGTACATTAAAATGGCTGAATGAGTCATATAAAGGAGAAGCAGATGGTTGATACAAGTTTTCTTGAAGTAACGGGCGTGCATGACTGTAACGGCGTTCAGGTCCGAAATAACGACATTATTCGCGCTAAGGCTCAGGATACGAGGCGGTATCGTTATGCTCGGGTCGGATTTGGCGTATATCAAGATGACAATACTGGCGATACAAATATCGGGTTTTATCTCAATTATGAAGGTGTTACAGTTACTGCCGGACAATTGATTGATTATCCGAAAAGTTTTAAGGTTGTCGGAAATCGTCTAAATTATTTATACGCGAAACCGAGAAAAAATGAAAATCACGTTGACAAAGTATGAAAAGACCGGAAATCCAGAATTACTTTTTGACGACGTGGCGGTTACTGTAAATTACTGTCATCTTCCGGGAAATCAGACTGCTCTTGATGTTATCAATTTTCCGGAAATTCTTGAAAGCCTTACAGCACTTGGTATTTGCGAAGACACTGGCAATATTGTTAAATGTAACGCCGGCATTTTCCCGGTCGTTGTGTTAAAAGAAATTCCGGAAGAGGGTCTTGAAATTTGAAAAAGTCGGTTTACAAACCGACTTTTTCGTGGTATAATATATGTAGTACTTTTTTGAGGAGGCAAAAGATGTCAACAATACTGGAAAAAGAAAACGGCGTTGGATATCTTGTTGTAAAGAATAAGGGTCCGAAAATAACAGTGTTGCGTCATATTGTTGAAATCTGCAAAATTACTACATATGAAGAAGCGATAGAATCATATTACCGCATATTCCAAAAGCTCGATGGTGATATATTCTATTATGCAAAAAATATACAGGAACTTGAAAAAATAATTGAAACAGAGGTATGACCAATGGCTGAGAAAATACACTTTGATGACATTGATTCAATGCCGTCAAATATATCTGACGAGGAGTTGGATGCTGCTTTTGCTGCATTGCTTGTAAAGGCAAAAGCAAAAAGTCAACCTGAGGCTGAAAATCCAAACAAACCAAAATTTGTACCACAACAAATTACGGCAGACCAAGTAACAGCAATAACAGATTCACAGGAAGCTATGAACAGGAGCATGACCGAGTGGCAGCAAATTCTTGCTCCGGAATGCGGAGTGTTCAACACAAAATACGGATATCTCGCAAAGAAATATGACTCTGTTATATATGAGTATATCGGAAATGACGATACAGATGCAGCTTCATATGCACGGCACAATCTCGTTGCCATTCTGAGATATAAGTATTTCAAGGTGCTGAATGATGAGTCTCAGGAGCGGATCGATAAGATTGTGTCTTGGTTCTGTAAAAACATTTATAACAATATCTGTTATCTTACAGTCAATGTGGATGATCCGATTCGGAACAGCATGCGGCTTGACACACTGCCGTCCAGTGCCGTTGCATTTGCAAATGGTGTTTATGACTTCAAAGAAAACAGATTCATTATGAAATATGAGAGAATCAAAATTCCTTCGATTTCAAACACAATGATTCTGTACCGAAAATACATTATCATGTGGTGCTTCAATTATGATTTTGAGCCGCTTGATATCAATATCATGAACACTTCTTTTAAGAGCTTTATTGATATGCTCCGCAATGAAAAGCAAGATAAATCAAATCTGACTTGGCAACTGTTTTCCAACATGGCTCATGATGCGATGCACAATTTGACGGACCGCCGCTTAGTACATCTTTCGGAAATTCTCGGATATACAATTATGACGCCTCTCGTTCAGAGTTTCGTTATGCTGATTGGTGCCGGTCAAAACGGTAAGAACTCTATTTATGACGGAGCGTTTAGTCACTTTGTTATTCCTGCACCGGGTCAGGAGTCATTGGATAACATTGAAGAAGATAAATTTATCGGCGGCACGTTACGCGGACTCAGCCACAATATTTGTTTGGAGACTGTACCGGGAGTTAAGAAGACAAGCGATCAGCTGAAAAAATTGACGGGTTCCGGAGAATTTGCAATTGAAGAAAAGGGAAAAACAAAGACAACCATCCCGATGAACTGTAAATTTATTTTCTCCGGAAATGATCAGAACAATATTAAATTCAGTGATAAGTCTCATGGTTTTGATCGTCGATGCAATCTGTTTGAGATTTATTATACATGGGACCGACAGCACACTTTTATGAATTACAATCCGGACTATTATCCTTGCGATTTCTCAATACAGGATATTACAAGATATACAAATAACAACCGGTTGTTTGTATATCTCGGAATGTACGGAATCATGTCTGCAACAAATAAATTCACACAAGATTTTAATTTTACGTACAATGAATGGAGTGAACTCTATTCTGATACGAACGTTGAATTGGTGGATTTCTTTACAACAGAATTTACACCGGAGATGCTGTTTCGTTATTGGGATGATGAAAGACTGGAGCTTTCTGAATCGAATCAGAAGCTCGCCTTCTACATTGAGGTTCCTGTAACGGAATCATCAACCGGAGCTGCGCGATTGTCTGCTGCTTCGATTGTAAAAAATCAATATGAATATAACTCTTGGCATGAGCTTGCAAAGCTCTTCAAGACATACGATGAAATTATTGATTACGACCAAGACGGAAATGAAATTCGGGCAAAAGAAATGATTGGCTGCCAGTTTTTCGCAGACAACGATCTTTATGTCAGCATTGAATATTTGCGTAGTATTACAAAACTTTCTCGTCCGATGGCAGTCCGAAATTCGATTGCATTTTCTGATGAATTCCGGAAGTCCATGAATTTGAAATCGTGCAAACGCCTTGCTGCAAACAAGACTTATGTGCGAGCAAGGCTCGTTGGAGGAAGGGTGAAGTTTTTGAATGAACTCTGATGCTCCGAGAAAACCATGTCCCTTATGTTCAGTAAATGGCAAACCGAATTTGAGATGCCCTTTGTGTAAAGGGATCGGAACTGTTATTGACAAAGACGAAATCCGTAAATGGAAAGAGCGCAATGACAGAAGCCGGTTATATGCAAACAGAGGTGGGAAGCATTATCGGAAGAAGGACTACTTAGTTTTAATGGATACAACAATATCGAATGCGCAGGCTGCGAAGCGGCTTGGAAAATCAGTTAAGGCAGTTGAAAGCGCAAGATATCGTTTAAGAAAGGAGGCAAAATTAAATGAGCAAGGGAAGACCGCCGAAGGAACCGAAACAGCAGAAATTGATGCCGGTATCACTTGTCCGTGAAGGGCAAGAGCAATTGATGGACGCCTTTGAAACAGACCCCGCCTTTTCATTGGACCCAGACCCTACCGGAGTACTTGGTTTAACAGAAAGCCAGAAAAAATTTATCACTTGTTACGGTGAATTTCATTCAATTCCTTTGGCAAGCCAAATGGCAGGGATTACAGAGGAAGAAGGACGTGATTGCTATTTCGACCCCGTTTGTAAAAGTGAGCGTCAGAGAATCAATCGCGTAAAGAATTATCGTAGATTCTCAAGACGGCTTTTGACAATCGATGAAATCGGTGGTTACCTTACATCTCTGTTAACAGATGAAGACATCGGAGGTGGTGATACTCTCACAGCAAAAGATAAGCTGCAAGTGACGCGCCAAATTATTGATATCAACAAACTCAAGGCGGAAGCCTATAACAATCCCCGGATTATTGAAAACGTTGAGTTTACAGAATCCGAGATGCAGGACCTGACTCCGGAAGATTTGAAAAATCTGATCGAGGCAACAAAGAAAGGAAAGCAAGACACGACCGCAGAGAAAGGAAAACTCATCAACGAGTTAAATGAAGACAGCACATTTGACGGAGTTGAGCTGGAATACCTTTGGTCCTGCAGCATTAAAGAGCTTCAACAATTACTTGATGAAAAGAAAGGAAGAGAGGATAAGAAAGATGACACTTAAGATTTATCTGTACAAAAACGAAGACGCTATAAAAAAGCCGAGATTTCCGGAATTTGTATTAAATTTTGAAACAGATGAGAGTGCAATAGCTTGTTTCAACCAGCTGTTTAAGGATATCAGCTTTTCAAACAACAATTATATCAAAATTGGAACGGCTATTTTTAAGAAGAGCCTTTTCTATAGTGCAACATTGCAATAAAATTTTCATGTAAGTTCGTGTAATTCGTCGGCTCGCAAATCACGAAAAATGTGGTATAATATATATGTAAGCGAAATTTTGCCGGGCGCATTCGCGGTGTGCATATGATAGCTTACCGGGCGGCACAAGACTTCCCCTCTTCCGCCCGTTATATGCTGGAGTGGCGCAATGGTAGCGCAACTGATTTGTAATCAGTAGGTTGTGGGTTCGAGTCCCACCTTCAGCTCCAGTGCCTCATGCCGTCACCTCGGGCATGTGGTATTCCTTAATACGCCACGGTCGCTGCGGTTTTTGTTCATTTTTCCCGCCCTGCGTACAAAAGCGACGCCGGTGAAAATCCGGTTTTATGAGGCACCGTTTAATATAGGGGTTGAACGGTAAGACAAAGCGGCCGGACGCTTGACAGTTCGGACAGACGAACAACTTTTCTATGAGAGGAGATTAAATCATGAAAATTCAGGATATGGCAATGGACCGTCGCCAAGCAATGAACCGTGCTATGGATTTGGCGCCGAAATTTGTTGAGCACTTTGATAAAATTTGGCAGTATCCACAATCAACTGTTCGCATTCATTGGGCTTCAGAAATGCAAGCATGGCTTGATCAGATACTCGGAATCAAGTTGAAAGAAACTAAAAAGTCATTATCACTTCAACAGAAAATGGACTGGTTCTTTACAAATGGGTCAGATTCTGAAACGTTATTTAATGATCGAGCTGAAAGCTTAGTTTATGATGACTTCATTGACCTCGTTGCTGTAAATAATGATGTAAAGAAAAGCCTGAGTAACGTGGGGTTGCTTTAATGAGCATGACAGTCGGCAAAGACCGACATTCATATCCTTTTCAGGTGGGCGCGCGGTCCTGTTCGAGTCAGGCGAGGGGAACATTCAATACTCGACCCATGAGAGGTAGACCGGGAAGACCTATACAACTTCCTAATAACACATTGGGGTAGCGCCCCAATTAAAGTTCCGGCATAAAATGAGAAGTGCATCCGGTAGATGTGATTGGGTTCAGCTATTGTGCAAGTATCGTGGTGGTACTGAAAGAATAAAGAGCAGTGTACAGGCTCACACCACACTTTATCGCTCAAATAATTCAAGTGGTAGAAACTGCGGCTTATCGCAGAATGTTGGTTCGAATCCAACTTGAGCTGCTGTCGTTCGTGGGTGAAATGATATATCTCACGGTGGAGCTCAATTTCCACAAGACAATTATATATTATTATACTAAAGTACAGTCGCGATTGGTTGGATTGAAAAGCATAAAGAGCTA